TTCTAACGAAAATGAAATGAGTAACCAACAAGGTGGTGAAGAACAAGGTGGTGATGAAGGTTCTAACGAAAATGAAATGAGTAACCAACAAGGTGGTGAAGAACAAGGTGGTGAAGAACAAGGTCCTTACACAATTGAAGCTTACGCACCAACATTACCATTATTAATTCACGAACTTTTATTAGGAGTTGCTAAGTATTTCAGTTGGTTAGGTGGTATTCAAGGAAAAGAAAAATCACAATTAATTATTCAATCGACTGACACAATTGGTAATGAGGTTTGGAATTCATATATGGGTAAAGTATTCTTCAAAGAATTGATGTTAAGATTTAAAGCGTTAAACGATGAATACGCATTACAAGATAAAAAAGTTCAAAATAGAATATTGTTATTCTTACAATTACATTTAGCAACATTATCTAAAGATGATTTAGAAACATTATTAAATGGAATTCATAAACAAGATGACCGAGTAATTCAAATAATTAATGAATTAGTTGAAGGTGCTATGGAACAATATAATGAAATTCATAAAGATATACCAGAACCAACTAAGAATTATGGTTCAGGTGTTGATTTAGGTGATGAAGAAGAAGATGATGATTTTGATTTTGGTGATGATGACGACGATGACGATATCTACTAAAATAGAAAATAAATAAATGATAAAAACCTCCGATTGTAATTAATTGGGGGTTTTTTGGTATTTATAAATAAAAAATTTATGAGTTTAACAAAAGAACAGGTTGTTTTAGAGTATGTTAAATGTATGAAAGATACTTCTTACGCATTAAAGACATATCTACAAACATACGATAACACTGTATCAAAATACGTACCTTTAGAATTATTCCCCGACCAAATAACACTGTTACAGGATTATGAAGATTATAATGAAAACATTGCGTTAAAGTATCGTCAAGCAGGTGTATCAACAGTAACGGCCGCTTGGATATCAAAAAAGTTAGGATTTGCTAAAAAAGAAAAACCTGAAAAAATTCTAATTATCGCCAACAAACTTGATACATCAATTGAGATGGCGAACAAGATTAGAATGTTTACCACACAATGGCCAAGTTGGGTTAATATCGGTATAGACCCCAATAAAAAATCAACAAAACATTGGAGGTTGACAAATGGTTGTGAGGTTAAAGCCGTTGCAACATCAAAGGATGCCTTACGTGGATTTACCCCAACAATACTTGTATTTGATGAGGCAGCATTTATTGAAGCTGACAGTGATTTCTGGTCAGCGTGTATGGCATCCCTATCAACAGGGGGTAAAGTAATTGTGGTTTCAACACCAAATGGTAATGACCCAATTTACTATGAGATTTATGACCAAGCATTACGTGGGATGAATGATTTCAAAATTACGGAAATGTATTGGTATCGTGACCCTAGATATACAAAAGATTTATTTTTTGTTAAGACCGACGATGCTATCCATTATTTATTAAATAAAGAAGAGTATGGTCCTGATAAAATAATTGATTGGACAGAAAAATCATTTGATGAACGAAATTTTGAAGAAGCTAAAGAGTTAATTAACAACGGATACAAACCTTGTTCTGATTGGTTTGAAAAAATGGTTAAGAAACTTAAATACGATAAACGTAAAGTTTCTCAAGAGTTAGAGTGTAACTTCCTTGGTTCAGGGGATAACGTATTTGATTCTAAATTAATGCAGAAAATTCGTGAGAATTATTTGTTAGAACCCCAAAATAAAATGTTAGGTAATCAATTATGGATTTGGAAAGAACCTGTTGTTGGTCACAAATACATTATGGGGGTTGATGTCAGTCGTGGTGATAGTGAGGATTTTAGTTCATTTCAAATTATAGACTTTGATACTCGTGAACAAGTTGCTGAGTTTGTTGGTAAACTACCACCAGATACAATGGCGGAGATATGTTTTAAATGGGCCAATATGTATTCTGCATATATCGTTGTAGATATCACCGGTGGTATGGGTGTTTCCACTTCACGTAAACTTCAAGAATTAGGATATAAGGATTTATATGTTGATGGTGAAGATGTTAACAACTCTTGGAAATACAATCCAAAATCTGCGGAAAAAATCCCCGGAATAAACTTTAACAATAAACGTGTTCAAATCATTGCATCATATGAGGAAGCTATGAGACACGAATTCAGAATTTATAGTCACCGTCTATATAATGAAATGGATACGTTCATTTATATCAATGGTAGACCTGACCACCAAAAAGGACGACACGATGACTTACTTATGTCTATTGCCATGGCAACATACGTAGGGGAGACATCATTCAGTAAATTAAATAAAGTTACAGACCAAGCAAAAGCAATGATTGAATCTTGGTCAGTCAATAATAACAACTCTGTTGGTAAAGATATTGATTTTAATCCTGTTATCCCCCATTTTAATGATATGTCAGGTAGACAAAACAATTCAAGTACAAGTAAAGATGACTATATGCAATATGGTTGGTTATTTGGATATGGGGGTAGACGATAAACTATTTAAAAATTGATATTTATAATTAAAATTCTTATATGGAAAACATGAACAATCTAACGGTTTGGCAACGACTAAGTAAAGCTTTCGGACCAAACTCATTATTAAATCAAGATTACCCCACGTACAAATTTGACAAAAAGGAATTGTTAAAAACAACTTCAAAGTCTGAGTATGAATTAGAAAAATTACAAGCACAACAAACATTTTATCTTACAAACCAATGGGCAAAAATTGAGAGTAATTTATATTCTCAAGCAATATATTATGAACCAACACGTTTAGCGTCATTTTATGATTATGAATCAATGGAATATACACCTGAAATTTCGGCTGCGTTAGACATCTATGGTGAAGAATCAACAACTGCCGATGAAAATGGGTTTATGTTACAAATATATTCAGAATCTAAACGTATTAAATCAGTTTTAACTGATTTATTTAATAACAATTTAGATTTAAATACTAACTTACCTATGTGGGTTAGAAATACTTGTAAATACGGTGATAACTTTGTTTATCTTAAATTAGATTCAGACAAAGGGGTTATCGGTTGTATGCAGTTACCAAACATTGAAATTGAACGTTTGGAACGTGGTATGGCATCAAGAATTAGTAGTGTTGAGGAAACTAATAACACCAAAGGGTTACATTTCTTATGGAAAGTTAAAGATATGGAATTTAACTCTTGGGAAATAGCACATTTCCGTTTATTGGGGGATGACCGTAAATTACCATACGGTACATCAATGTTAGAAAAAGCTAGACGTATTTGGAAACAGTTATTGTTATCTGAAGATGCTATGTTAATTTATAGAACATCAAGAGCACCTGAAAGACGTGTATTTAAAATATTTGTTGGTAATATGGACGATAAAGATGTTGAACCATATGTACAACGTGTTGCTAATAAATTTAAACGTGACCAAATTGTTGATAGTAAAACAGGTAACGTTGATTTAAGATATAATCAAATGGCGGTTGACCAAGATTATTTTATTCCTGTTCGTGACCCGGCAGCACCTAACCCAATTGAGACATTACCTGGGGCTCAAAACTTAGGTGAGATAGCAGATATTGAATATATTCAAAAGAAATTATTAACAGCATTACGTGTCCCTAAAGCGTTTTTAGGTTTTGAAGAACCTGTTGGTGAAGGTAAGAATTTATCATTAATGGATATTCGTTTTGCAAGAACAATTAATAGAATACAAAAATGTATGATTGCAGAATTAAATAAAATCGCAATTATCCATTTATTCTTATTAGGTTTTGAGGATGAATTATCTAATTTTACTTTATCATTAACTAACCCATCAACACAGGCCGATTTATTAAAAGTTGAAGCTTGGAAAGAAAAAGTCGCGTTATACAAAGAGGCGGTTACCGCAATTGAAGGTATTGCACCTACATCAGTAACTTGGGCTAAAAAACACGTATTAGGTTTCTCAGATGAAGAAATTAAACTTGATTTACAACAACAACGTATTGAAAGAGCGGTTGGTGCTGAATTGGTTAATACCGCAACAATTATCACTCACACAGGTATATTTGATAATGTTGATAATCTATATGGTAGTAAATCAGGCGGTACACAAACTGCAGCCGCGGGTGCAACACCTCCACCTCCTCCGGGTGGTGATGCGGGTGGTGGAATGCCGTCACCACCTCCAGGTCCTGAGCCGGGTGGTGAAGCGGGTGTAACACCTGAATCAGTAGAAAAACGAGACAATTTAAAAATATTATTAGAAAATGATAATATGTACGGTGAAGACGAGTTTATTGATTTATCTAAAGGTAAAAATAATTTAGGAGAAATTGAAAATCGTTTGAATAAACTTTTAGGTGACTAATATTTATATATAAAATATATAAAATGAAATTTGGAATATTAAAATCAAAAATAGAAAATGTTTTATTAGAATCGTATAAAGATGGTTCATTTAAAAATGAAGTTAAAACATTTAAAAAACTAGTATTAGAAAATAAAAACATTAATAGATTATATTATATCTACGATGATTTAAGTTCTAATAAAGGATTATCTAATGAAGTTGCCGGTGACTACATTAATGAAATGGTAACTCTTTATGAAAACACAGTGAATAAAATTATTCCCACAGATTTGAAAAAAATCAAAGATTGGGTAAATAATTCTTCTGTAACTGAAAATAATTATGAAGTTATTGATAATTTACTTAGTAGTGGTGTTTTAAACTTAGAGTCTAAAATTAGTAGTAAAAAAATTATTACTGAAACTATAACTAAAAAACCTGTTGCTGAAAAAGATGTTGTTAAAGTTCCATTAAGTACTATGGTTACTATGGCAAACAAAACTATATCAAATTACATTGATGGTTTAAATGAGTCTGAAAAGAAAGAATTTAATGAGTTGTTATCTGTTGAGGATTCTGAGTTAGAACCAAAGTATTCAACTATTAAAGAAAGTGTTGTTGAAAGATTACAAACAATTTACAATCAAAATCACGACCGCTCAACTAGAAAATCAATAACAGAAACTATAGAAAAGATTTCAACTGAAAAATATGATAAGTTGAATTACTATAAATTAAAAAACTTACACGACAACCTTTACGGATGGTTTAACAAATTCTTTTCGGTTAACCAATTCAGACATTTGTCTTGTTTTAATAACCTTACTTTTATATTCTTTAAGGGCTTTTTCAATGTTTTTAACTTTAACAATAATCATATTAAAAATTCGCTAATTTATTATTTTTTTGACTCTTCCTGTAAATATACTTACATTTATTAAAAATAAACTTTTTTACTATGAAAAATAATGAAAAAAGGAAAAACTTCCAAAATTATTGGTTTTAAATCTGCAAAGGTATTGTATGGAACCGTCGACTCAATTAATCTAAAATCAATTTATTTAAATATTCAAACTTGGGTTGAACCCAAAAAAGACGTTGACAATTGGTCAAGAGTTGTTTTGAATTTAAGTCGAAGTATTAAACATTCTATTTATGAAAAAATAAAAGGAACTAATTTTGATGATAAATTCATTGTTGATTTAGATTTAAGGTCTAGCGGTTTGTCAATGAATAAAAAATCATTTATGAATTTAGAAATTAATTTCTTTATTAAAGATAATGTTGAGATAGGATTTAAAGACACTTTTCTTAAAGATTCTTTAAAAGATATCACATCAAAAATTTTTCAAGATAATTTTAAAAACAATCAATTCTTTAAATTTTATATCACTAAAAATGTAAAACCTTCTAAAGAAAGTATAAAAACGGAAAATATTTAATATTTATTGTTAAAAGAAACAATGAATTTAAGAATATTAAAACCATATGAGTCGGGTAAAGGTATATTAATTGAGCAAGATGCTGGATATATTTCCCCAACAACTGAACACAACAAATATATAATGGAGTCTAAAAACTTTTTAGACCATACAAAACCATTTGAATTTTATGCCGTTCTACAAAAATATGACACACCAAATAGAAATGGTCGTGTATATCCTGAAAGGATTTTAAAAAGAGAATCTGAAAATTATAAAAAAATGATTGATAAGGGTGTTTCATTATCAGAATTGAATCACCCTGAATCTTCATTAATAGATTTAGATAGAGTTTCACATATTATCACGGATGTGTGGTGGGATG